AAAATCAAAATCTTCTGCGGGTGAACAGTGAAAAGTTGCTTTCTTTTCAGTTTCAAACCAACCATTGTGTTTAGTATAAAAATCTGCTTGTTGTCTATAAATTGGATGATTTTCTTTACGAGGGTCAACACCAACAAAATGTTGGCCGTTTTCACTTGCAAAAAAACCACATAAACGATCTCCCCAACCTGCAGATATGTCCAAAACATTTTGAGCCTTTACATAATCATAAAGTACTTTTGCAACATTAGGTTTAAATTGAGAACAGATGTATTTTCTTAAACTTAAACATACTCTTAAAGAATTTTTACTAACATCTTCCATTTTAAGTGTGTATAATCCACCCATCAATGTTACCATAAAATCGTATGTTTCCCATGTTCTTTTAGGTCCAGGTGAAACTGTGCCATCAACACTCCAACGATTTGCTTGTTGGAAGAAATTTGATGCAATATTTCCAGTATTTAATCTCCTTATATATTGTTGCTTACCTTGAAAGGTAAGCTGATATTTTGATTCGCTGGCCTTTCTTGGAAACCACTCTCCTTCGGTAAATAATTCATTCCAACGGATACCTTTAAGTTTTAAATATTCATCTCTTGCTTCTTTTTCAGTTATGTCCGCATATGGTATATTATACGTCATTGCAACCTTTGCTAAAGATTCTTTTACATCATCTCTATTAAAATTGTTTTTAATATACTCCCATTCTTTATTATCAATATAAAGATATGGTTTCATTCCATAAAATTTATCAAAATATTCTAAATACATAACCGTTTATTTAAACAAATTTACGAAAAAAAATTGATATTTTAAAATTTTTCATTAAGTAAATTTGCAATTATTTTATTTCCTTCAACAGAAGGATGTAAATCATTACAAAATAAAGTATGTTCTAATGAAGTATTTTTTTCATTTTGTTTAAAAAGATTGAGTAAGGAATTTGAAAAGTTTTTTAATAATCCCACAGGCCCACCTTCTGTTAATACCCCTTTTAATCTTTTAGGTAAAGTATTTTTTTCAGTATAATAAAGATAATCAGCCATATTATTTGGTTTTTCATATAAATTAAACCACCTATCTTTATTTAAAAATTTTCTTATATCCATATCAGTTTCTTCAATATCTTCTGGAACTAAATCACAAAACCCCATCCAAAAGTAGTAAGGTATATTCCATTTTTCAAAATACTTTTGAAGTTGCCAACTATAAATTTGAAGTTTATATGAATAATACTTTTCATTAAGAATTTCAAAAATATATTCATCGTACATTTGTTTTTTAAATGTATCATTTGATAAATCAGGTAAAGATGCGAAAGTATATGGTTTATACCATGCTGAAAATTCAGAATAATCCCTAATAATAGATGTCCATTGAACAATTACATCTACTTTTTTTTCTTTAAAAAAATAATAGTTTAACCAACTATCTGAAAACCCGTTAAAAAAACTATCTTCTGATAGATTTGCACCGGTCATTAAATTTACTAAATTTGAAAAAATTTGAGTTCCAGAACTTCCTCTAGCGGCTGATATAATAATAAAATCATATTCTCTAAATTTAGCAAATTCAGGAACCCAACTTCTATCATTTCCATAAGTTTCTTTAAGTTGATTCGTCCAGCTATCACCTGCAGCTATCAGTACTTTTTTTGCTTTATGAAAATTTTCATTTGAAAGTAGTTGAGAACTTGCAGATTTATTATCAGAATCAAAATGGAAAAAAACCATATTAAGAATTTAAAGATTCATTGATAGCATTTACATAGGATATTTCTGATTGAAGACCTGTGAATCTATCAACTTCTACACCATCTTTTACTATAACCACAGTGGGGACAGAACGAATAAAATATTTTTCTGCCTGTTGATAGTTTTCATCTACATCGATGTCTTCGAATTTTACACTACCAAATTTTTTCTTAATACTTTCGAAAACTGGTAAAAGTGCCCTACATGGGCCACACCAAATCGCATGAAATTTTTTTACTTCAATCATTTTTTTCTCCAATTTATAAATTTAACCATCACAAGAAACACAATCAGGATCCATAGCTTTTGATGCAATATCACCTCTTAATACAGATTCTGTTCTCATATAATATAAAGTTTTTATTCCTTGTTTCCAAGCTTCCATTGTCACTTGGTTTATCCACTTTGGTTCTGCCGTTGCAGGGAACGCCAAATTTAATGAAACCGATTGGTCTATATATTGTTGTCTAATACCTGCCTGTCTTACCAAATCCAATTGGTTAATTTCTTTAAATGTTTTGAATACATCTTTTACCGCAAAAGTTTTTGGTAAATCTTCTTTTAGTACTTCACTACACTCTACAATTTTACCAGATAAAAAACACCAATTGTTTAATTCGTCTATTCCTTGTATAGAACCACCGTCTGCTAAAACTCTATCCCAAGTTTCTTTTGTATTGATTCCTATTTTACGAAACACTTTTTCTAATTCATAATTTTTTCTGATAAATGTACCTTTTGCAGTTTGTTCGGTGAATATATTTGCTGCCCAAGGTTCAATACCTGCAGATACATCACCACTTAATTTAGAGTTTGATACTGTTGGGGCAATTGCTCGTAAGTGAGTATTTCGGAATCCACTATCTCTGCACCACAGTGGTTCTCCATATTCTGATGCTAAGTCTCTTGATGCTCTTTCAGATTCAATCTTCAGTTGAGAAAATATTTTACGAGTTTCAAATTGAGCCTGCATTCCTTCAAATGGAATACCTCTTTGTTGTAGATAAGTATGCCAACCCAATACACCCAATCCCAATGCTCTACCTTTTTCTGCAGAACGTATTGCGTTTTCAAAACCTTTTAAATTTTTACCTCTTTGAATGAATTCAGAAAGAACCCCATCTAAAAAAATTATAGATGTGTAAATTAAATCAGTATCTTTCCACTCATCGTATTTAGCTAAATTCAATGAAGAGAGACAACATACAAATGAATGTGATTCATCAGTATGTAAAGTAATTTCAGAACAAATATTAGTCATAAACACTTTCAATCCATTTTGTTTATACATCGGTGGATTTTGTTTATTTACATTACCTTTATACAAAATATATGGTTCACCTGTTGCTTTTCTTTTCTGAAGTAATTTACCCCATTTTCTTCGAGCAACTTCATCACCATCTTGTAGTTTTCTCATAAACTTATCACCAACGATTGCACATTGGTGTAAATTAAGTGATTGACGATTCACATCACCTTTTGGTTCTCTAATTTCCAACCAATCTTCAAAATCTTTATGTTCAATGTTTAAATTTACGGAGGCAGCTCCTCTTCTAACCGAACCCTGATTAGTTGCTAGGATTGTAGAATCATATATTTTACAAAAAGGAACTACCCCATCAGATGTACCATTCATCGTAATTGGTGTACCCGCCGGTCTAATTTGATTTATTCCGATACCAACACCACCACCATGTTTTGCAAGCAACATTAATTCTAAATTCTTATTACCAATATCAAAAATTGAATCGGCAACATCGATACCAAAACAAGAAATTGGTAAACCCCTATCAGTACCGGTATTTGATAATACAGGTGTTGCAAGATTTAACCAGCCTTTCCAAATATAATCAAAGAATTTAGTTGCAATTTGTGGTTTGTTTAATCGTTGAGCAACTTTAGTGGCAACTCTCCAATATGCATCTTTCGGTTTTTCTCCTGGCAGTAGGTATCCTTTTGAGATTGTTTTTACATAAATCTCCGTATTACCCCAAGATGGAAAATCAACATCTAATTCCCATCCTAATTCTTCACCATAATTTTTTACTGCCATATTATTAATTTTTTACGAATACCCCATTAACTGTTTTTCCTTTTCTATTTTTAATTTCGTTCCAAGCCTCTTCTAAACATTCTGCTGGTTCTAATCCCAATTGTTTAGCTAATATAATAAGTGTTACAAATGAATCACCGATACCATCTTTAACCTCATTGTTTTTTGATTTTAGTAATGCCCCAGCAGTTTCACCCACTTCTTCCAATACCTTCAATAATTGTTTAGGTGCATTTTCTTTTTTTAAAATATCTTTGTCTTTTGCCCAACCTACTACATTTTCAATTAATATATCAAATGATATGGTTGTCTGAAATAATTTTAATTCTTTTTCCATTTTATATAACTTTGATTTTAAAATAAATTAGACCAATCTTCTCCTTCATTCGCTTTGGAATAATCGGTTGGTCTTATTGCAAAGAAATCAGTATGCGTATGTCCTCCAGTAAGATGATAGAACCATTCTAATTGTTCTGCTTTCTTTTTATTGTATTCAAAATTTCCTTCATAACCCAATTCTACTAATTTTTCATTTACTCTTTGGATTATAAAATGTTTTAAATCATCTTTTTTTAGATTTTCTAAATCCCCTTCTTCAAACATTTTATCTATGAATTTATGTTCTAATTCAATGATTAATTTTGCTGCTTCGTAAATTGGTTTTTTAGCTTCTTTTAGTAAATCAGGATATTCTTCGCAAATGTGACGGAATAATTGACAACCCATTCTACTATGAAGTGATTCATCTCTAACACTCCATTTCATTTGTTGTCCAATACCTTTCAATAGATTTCTCATTTGAAATGAGTAAAGAACTGCAAATGATGAATAAAGAGAGACTCCTTCAGAAAATGCAGAAAATATTGCCAAACTTTTACCAACCTCTACTCTTGCCTTTGAATTATTTTTTAAATCTTCAGGTGTCCAATCAGCAGATGTTTCAGTTAATAGTTGAAACTTTTCCGCTACTGCAGGTTCGTGCAAAAAAGCGGAAAAGTTATCTAACCCTAATGTTTCATTTAAATAAGAATAGGCGGTAGCGTGAATCGTTTCTTGTGAACCGAACATCATTGCCATCTGACGGATTTCGTGTTTTGGAAACCATTTAGTCACCATTCCAGTCCAATAATCAGATACAGCACATTCGGTTTGAGCAAATCCTAAAAGGATATTACCTACCAAATTCTTTTCATGCGGTTGAAGGTTTTCGTTCCAATCTTTTACATCCATTTGCATTGGAATTTCAGTATGAAGCCAAAAAGCCTGTGCTTGTTTCAACCAACCTTCATTATAGTATATGGAATATTCAAAAGGTTTGAAAGGAATTCTTTCGGTAAATAATTTACTCATAACTTACTAATTTATTTTGATTCTTCTACTGATACTTTTCTGTATTCTGTTACTAATTTTTTTAACTCTCCAATTGCCTTACGTGCTCTTGATTTTGAAGCCTTTGTACTACCATTGTGTTCTTTTTCGAATTGCTCAAACAATTCTTTCATCTGTTCGAAAAGTTCTTGTGAATTTGCCATAAATTAATCCTTTTTAAGTTTTGTTTGTACACCAACGGAGGAGTGTGTTGGTGAGTATAACTATTGTATATATTAAAAAACAAAATCGTTTTTTGTAAATTTTTTTTTATCTTTTGATTGTTACATATTTTCCTAATTTATGCTCATGTATATAATAATTTTTTGATATATTACTTTCATTTTTCAAACACAAAAATTGGTTCTAACTTCTTTCCATTACCTGATACTGATGATAAAATCAAATATAAAGTATCTATGTGTTTAAATCCAATTTGTTCTGAAACATTTATTGTTTCACTTTCAATGTTTTTATATTTGGTAGTATTTGCTATATTAATTAGCATTTTTTTACCAGGCTTTAATCCAAAATAACAATTACTAATTGTCTGTTTTAAAAACCCATTAATCCAATCGGTTTCATTTGGGTATTTTTTATATGATTGAGTTTCTTCATCTGAATACTTTTCGGTATCAAAATACGGAGGCGATGTAAAACATAAATCTAATGATTCTTTTTCTGGTCTAAAAACTTCAGATCCTAATTTATGAATCTCTACTTCTTTATTATTAAAGTTTAGTTCTTTATTTAATTGTAATAAACCTTCGTATGTTTTTGTCGAAGGCTCAGTTCCAATATATTTTTTTGCATTAGATGAAATAAATCCCAATAATCTACCACCCCATCCACAACTCATATCCCATATTACACCATTATCAGCAAATGTGTTATATATCCATTTTGCAACCGATGGCCGAAAGTTTGATACTGATTGATTACCTCCATAGATTTTAAAGTTTTGTCTTAATCTATTAAGGGTAAATGTATCATTTCCATGTTTTAATTGCCACTTCCAAGTTTTTTTTATTATCTCTTTAAACTTATCATCATCATTCCAATAATCTATTGGTCTCATCTTACTACCACCACACTCTACTTCCACCCAGTGTGGAAAGTATGACCATGCAAGAGATAATCCATGCATTGTTTGGTCTAACTTACCATCTTTTAAAATTGTTTTTTCATCAAATCTTTTTAACGATTTGAGTTGTTCTAATCGTTTATGTTTTGGAACATTATAATGTGGAAATCCTTTTTTTCTATGATATTGAAATATTGTATTAACTGCAAAATCTATATCTTCAATTTTTCTTATATTTTTTGTGACATAATCATACAACCCATCAATTAGATCAATATCAATAAATTTAGTTAAAGAATCATAATTTAGCATTATCCCATATTTTCAACATACTTTTTCATAAGTAGCTGTTTTTGTACCAATTGTCCACTTGCTGATTCTTTCGTAGCTAAAATTCCATCAGGTGTATTTCCTTCATATACTTCAATAAACCCATTGTTGGTATCCATTTTACAAGGAAATGTAATACCATCTTGTCCGAATCGATTCTTCATAATATGACAACGGGCGGTGTTGTTTAATTTATCTTTTGATTTTCTACTCCAACTCATAATGAAATCGGCATTCATTACTTTAGCGTATGAATCTGCAATCTTATCAGCTTCAATAACTTCTGAATCTATCGCTGAACGATTTGTTTGTGATGCAGTCCAAACAGGTATTTCTAATTCACCACCCATACCACGAAGGTCAATATACACTCCTCCTTGTTCTGCGTAAGTAGAATCAGTTTTATTGGAATGGGAAAGTAAAAGGTCAGCGTAATCCACAATAATCAAATCAGGTTTATTTCCTGATGCAATCATCTTTTCAATATGTGATTGTAATTTTTTAACAGTTATACCTTTAGGTGGATAATATTTGATAAGGAGTTTACCTCTTAATGATTTAATCTTTTGTTTTACCTCTTCTACTTTTTGCTTTAATTGAGAAGATGCAATATGTGTAAATACAGTATCATATCTTGCACCAACATAATGTTCAGAAAGTTCCATTGTATAGTGTACAACTGATAGTCCTTGTCTAACAGCAGATGCACCTAAAGCCGTAAGTATCCATGTCTTACCAACACCCGATGGGGCAACTACAACAGCCAATTCACCTGGCCCCAATCCTCCGTCCATTAAATCATTAATTGGTTTCCAATCAGTAAGTACAGTATTTCTTTTTACATCAGATGCTCTTTCTTCAAAATCTAAAAGATAGTCGTGACCTAAATCATTTTCAATACCAACTTTCATTGCCTTATCTACCAAATCCTTAATTCTATCATAAGAACCTGCCTTTAATAAATCAACCGATTGTAAAATAACATTTTTTAGGTTTTGGTTTTTACAAAAATCAGTAAACTCATTTTTGATATAATCCAAATCAACATTACCAACTTGGGTAAAAATATGTTTAAGTTGTTCAATTACAGTTTTTTTCAAAATCTCATTATCCATTTTGGATAATTTAACTTTGAATACATCTAACGTAGGTGGTTTTCTATATTCTTTGTGATAATCAATTATTTCACCAACAATCCACTTGTTCGCCTCACTTTCAAAAAAACGTGTAGTAGTAATTTCAGATATAGTATCTAAAAATTTATTATCAGTTATAAGGGCCGATACTACCTTTGATTGAAAGGATTGACCATATCGCTGTAATGTATCTACTTCTTGCATTTATTTATAATTTTTTACAAAGATACGAATAATTTTTTAATTATCCAAATTATCTTTCCCATATCCATATTGGTTCTCCAAATGCTTGATTTTTACCTTCTTCGGCTTGTTTCTTCGATTCCTCTGTAAAATAATCGGATACGGCCGTTCCTGCACCCCCACTATTATGTCTTTTTGTCATTTCCATACCAATACACCCTCTGTATTTTAAACCCCTAGAATGGAGGAAATCATTCATAGAATTTGTTATGTCTACATAACCCCCATCTACTGCAGAATACACATCAGAAATATTAACTGCCAATATTCCACCTTTTTTAAGAGTTGGTATCATTTTATTTAATGCCTTATGTAAAAAATTAGTATTCCAATCATCAATTTTTTTATATCTCAAATAAGATTGAGTATCATGATCTGAATATCTTTCAGTATTAAAATAAGGAGGTGATGTAAAAATTGTGTCAAAATAATTTTCATATTGTGAATAATCTACATCTTCTGCCGGGTGTGGAATAAATGTTGCCTTTTTTGGTTCTTCAAAGAAAGTTTGATTTTTTTTATAATATTCTTCTTGCAAAAGATAGTTTGGATGATTATTTAAGTTAGGGTCTATACCTACATAATGTTTAGTAGTTTCTGCCGTATAGAATCCTGCAAATCTATCACCCCATCCTGCAGAAAAATCTAAAACATTTTCTGATTTAAAATAATCATATAACGCTTTAGCAACATTAGGTTTAAATTGAGATGCAACGTATTTTCTTAAATTCATTGCCATTTTTAAACTATTAATGTTTACATCGGTGAGTACCTTATCCAATGTAAAGAATGCTCTTACAATTGTTTTAATACCATCAACCGTCTGCCACGTTCTCCAACCGGATGGGCCTCTTACCCAATCAACTTTATATCGATTTTCTACGTGGAATTTATTAGATGCTTTATTGCCAACGGTATACTTTTTAAAGTACATAAACTTACCATCAAACGTAAGTGGATATTTACTTTCTCTACCATTTATTGGAAACCAATCTCCTTCAATTAAAATATCATGCCACCAAGTTCCTTTTAGTTTTTTATAATCCTCTAATACCTCAACATTTGTATAAACAGGTATGGGTAATGGATATGTATGACATACTTCAGATAGAGTTTCTACAATCTCATCTTTATCATATGTTTTTAGAATATACTGCCACTCTTCTTCTTCAATTCGAAGATATGGTGTCATTCCATAAAACTTCTTAAAATAATCTTTAATATTTTCCACTAATTCGTATAAGTTAAATGAACCACTTTTGGTTCATATGTAAACCAATTCATATGAGTTTGAAAATTATAAAAATCTAAATGTTCTGGTATGAAGTAGGTTTTTTTATATAATGTTATTGGTTTTAACAATGAAGATATATTTGAATCGTATCGTTCTTTTGGATATATTTTGTTTATAATTTCATACCAAAATAATATCTCTATTTGTAAAATACTATTAACACATTTGTGATTTTTAGCTAAATAACTATATGCTCTATTCTTTAAATATTCACCTCTTTTGTTGTAATTTACATTTTTTTCAACAAAGCGAATGTCAAATTTTTCACCTAAACTTAATTCTAAATGTTGTAAATCTATATCAATTATATGAATATCACTACAATCAAAATTTATAGATTTACCAAAACACAATCTCCATATCAGATATAAATTTTCAGAAGGATGTCCTGCTGTTGTTAAATCTAAATAAGTTTGAATGTCATTTTTAAAAAAATCATTATTTTTTGGAAAACAAAATTCTTCAAAAATATCTTTATATTTTAATGGTAAATCTTCAACATCTGGAAAATAAATTTGGCCTAATTGTTGTTCTTTAGTTATCCTATTGGTTATATAATTTGAAAATGATTTAACTTCATCATTTGTGAATATAGTCTCAAGTCTTTCATATTCTCGTTGACGATACCCATCATTTAATTTTCGTAATATAGAATCTTGTACCCATCCAGTTATGAATTTATTAATTGGATTTCTCAGCAAAAAAATAAATTTATTAGATTTGTTGTTATTGGAAATCAGGTCATTCCAATCAGATTCGAATTTTTCTTGTATCTCAGCATAATTTTGTTTAGAAATTTGTGCATTTTGTGTATGTTCAAAATTAATATGATGAATCTCTAAAGAAAAATTATTTATATCAACTTCCAACCATTCAGTTTCAAATCTATCCTTCAGATATGAAGATGCAACTTTTTCTTTGGTAAGAATCCAACAATTATTTGAATAAAATATTACAAATCGATTAAAATCTATTATCATATATTATTCAATTACAAAATTATTGAATGTTGTTTTTAACCAATCATTTATATCACCAAAATTATTGATAACTTTATACTTTAAAAGTATTTTAATAAAATCAATTTTATTCAATGGATTTAATTCTTCATTAAATTTTTCTAAAATTTGCATTTTAATTATACCACTAATATCGGGATTATCTAATTGCATTAATTCCCTATTCATTAGAATTTGCTCTTTAGATTCTAATATTTCTCCGTATAATTTAATTTTATTTTTTGTCTCAATCTTTTTTTCTTCACAAAGTGTAAAGAGATCATTAACTGAAAGCTTTTTTGTATCTGTAATTTCTGGTAATCTTTTGATTAAAGTTTTTATACCACACCCATATACACCAGGAATATTATCAGATGTATCACCATCTAATATTCTATATAGTATTAAATTTTGAGATTCAATTCCATATTCTTCTTTAACACTTTTTTTATTATAAATTTTCTTTTTGGTAGGTGACCAGACGATGGTTTTATCATCTACTAATTGGAGGAAATCTTTATCAGTAGACATTACCACCGCCTGTTCATTCTCTTTAAGAAGTTGAGTTGAAATATATGCAATTACATCATCAGCCTCTACACCATCATATATCATTGTTGTGACTGGAAGATATTCAAGAATTTTTATTAGCCAAACGAATTGGCGTTTCATTGATTCTTTCTCATCTTCATCATTCATCAAATCTGCATACTGACGGTTTACTCGGAGTTTATTGGAATCTCTTTGGGATTTATATCCATCAAATCTTTTTTTTCTCTTTTGAGAACCACCTTTACCATCAAACACTACAATACATCTTGTCGGTTGAGTCATTCTAATTGCGTAACCAATTGATTTAAGAACACCAACTACACCACCAACATGGTCACCATCATCATTCATTGTAGGAATAGATGACCAGCACCTAATAAATGTATTCAAACCATCGATAATAAGAACTCTGGTGTTTTTATGTTTATCGATATTTTCATTGTGTTCTTTCTCTACCGAATTAAGTATGTCTTTGTAAAGTTCTTTCATTATTGTAGTGGAAAATATTTTTCTAAAGCTTCTAATCTATCATTTGCATCGACTAACATTTTTAGTGCATCTTCCGCATTTTTATAAAAATCTTCGGTTGAATGGTCACCTATTCCCACAGCTTTATATTCTAATAATTCCAAAGTTAATAATGCTTTAGTTTTATCAGCAATTGCAGTTGCTTTTAACATTTCATATAATTTACTCATATATTTGTTTTTTAATCTTCTCCAACCATTTCACCATCAACTTCAAGACTTTCAATATCCATAGTATCTGATTTATATTGAAGAATAGTATTTTCACAAATAGATTTATAAATTTGTTCTTTTACATCACTTCTTTCTCCCATCAATCCTATAAAATCTTTTGATTGGAATTTGATAATTTCTCCACTATCTGTATCAGTATATTCATACCAAGCTCCAGCCTGTTTTACAATTTTATATTCTTTCATTACGCCTAACCAACTACCATAGTTATCAATACCTCTATCAAAGAAGATATCAAAATCAGCAGCTCTTAATGGTGGGCCCATTCGGTTTTTGATAACCTGTGCTCGAACTTTCATACCAACAATTTTATCTTGTCCACCTACTTTACTTTTAATTTGACCCATACCTTTCAAACGTAATCTTACAGATGCGTGGAAAGCAAGTGCTTTACCACCAGATGTTGTCCAAGGGTCAGAAAATGCCATTGCATTTAACTTTTGGCGAAGTTGATTTGTGTAAACAAGGAGAATTTTTTGTCTACCAATCATATTGGTAATCTTCCTCATTGCCTTTGAGATGATAATTGCTTTATCAGTAGCGTAACCATCTTTACCATAATCAGCTGCAAGTTCAGTTTTTGTTGAAGCCGCTGCTACTGAATCGGTTACAATAGTTACCAATCTATCTTTATCAGTTTGTCTTACTTTTTCAATTATTGTTTCAGTAAAATCAAAAATTTGTTCTACTGAATCCGCAGATACATAAAGAAGTTTAGAAATATCCACACCGATTGCTTCTAAAAAATCTCTACTAACCGCAGTTTCAGTATCAATTAAAACAGCAACACCACCTTGTTTTTGAGTTTCTGCAAGTAAGTGGGCTGATAAAAGAGATTTACCACTTTGTTCTAATCCAGTGATTTCAACAATTCTACCAACAGGCAAACCACCGTATGGACGATTTGAAATCGCAACATCTAACATAGCACAGCCTGTTGATACCCAACCCTCAACGTTAGTTGGAGTTGCATCATCATTTAAAAAAAATGCTACTTTTTGGTCTTTTGATTGTTTATTGAGTTCATCCGCAAGGATGTCTGCCAAATCGACAGCTTGTTTTTTTGCCATAAAAAGGAATTAATTAAGAGTTAAATAAATCATCAAACGCAGCCTCTACATCAGAAGTTGTTTTTGAAACTTTTTTAGTTTCTTTCTCAACAGGACCTCCTAAATCATGTGAAACAGATTTGGTACTTAATGTTTCTTCTGCTACTGATTTTTCAGTTTGTGTAGATTGTGCTGATTTTGTTGGGTCTAACCAACTTTCTAATACGGTTTTCAATTCATCGTAAGAAAGTTCTTGATACAATTCAGTAATTGCTGTTTGGTCTTCTATAAAAGATTTGGCCTTTTCAGTATTTTCTGAAAGTGGTGTCTGGTTTGGTTTTACTCTTAATGTTGTAGTTGGATATGATGTTCCTGCATCTTCAGCAGATACATATTCCACAGTCAAATCTCTTCCCGCAGTTGGGTCGGTTATATCTCCATAATCTGGATCTGCTATGTATCCTAAAATTTCTTGATACACAGTTTTACCGAATCCCCAAAAACGTACACCATCTCCTTCTTCACCCCTAACAATAATAGGTACGAAAGTTCTCAACTTTGGCTCCATAGCCTTAGCTGCCTTCCAATCTTCTTTATCTCCCATACGTTTCAATTTATCAGCAAACTCAACGATTGGGTCGGGTCTACCAAATGAAACGGGTGATAGATAAGTTTTGTTGTTAATATTGTAATGAAAATAAAGTTCGATGAATGGATTGTCTTTGTTAAATTTGTAGGGAACAATACGAACTTGATGTTTACCGGGTGTGGGTTTCCACAACGCTTCGGTTTTCTTTTGAGTGTTTTGCAATTTTCCGAGCCTTGCTCTAATTGCGGTAATGTCTAATGCCATTTTCTTTTCGTTTTAAATGTTAATAATTAAGTTGTTTTATGGTTTTATTTACGAGTCTTTCCTACTCGCGGTGTGTACTTATAAATATAAAAAATCTCAAAAATCACACCGAAATTTTGTAGATTTTTTTACTCAAAAACTTATTTTGCCCACTTTCCATTTTTAACAATTTGAGCAATAATACCATATACTGATAAATCCATAAATGTATCATCAATTGATTCATTTACACTATCTTTTTTGTTTAAAATAACCAACTGTTTTAATCTCTGAATTTTATCATTAATTCTAAACCAAAGACCAGTCAAAGATAGTTTTATATCATCTTCATTTTCTAATGAAGTTCCTACTGAAATATTTGATGGCCCATAATTTGATTGTTTCTTACAAAATAATTCGTATTGTGTAAACATAATTCGTTTAAATTCATCAGTCATTTCAGGATACATTTCTTCAATTTCTCTAATCAATCGAGGATCATCATATTGAATTGCCCTTATTTCATCTTCTTTAGGTAATACATTCATGTGTATTTCCTTTTTAGGCTCTTGTTTTAGGATTTTTCTTTCCATTTTTTATTCAGTTTCTTTTAAAATTATATCACTAAATTGTTCCGATGCTTTTGGATTTTTTTCTGTAAAGATTGAAAATGCATCTTCATACCTTCCTAATTCAATAGATTTCACAAATAATTCAGCTTGCAAACTATCCCTTTGATATTCTAATCTTGCCTTTTCAATATCACCACCATCGATATGGTATTTATCAGTCTGACATTTAATAAGTTCTTCTTTTTGTTTTAGATACAAAACAGTAGAAGTTAGAAAAGCTAGAAAAATTAGTACCAAATATAATTTGGGTTGTTTAAATATACTCATAATTTAAATTTTTGAATTACTAACATAGCATCGGTAACATCTTCTTCTCTTAAATAACCAACAACATCACCTTGTGCAACTGGATTATCGTAATGAATTTCGCCATCTTTAAATACCGCCAATTCATACAATCCCCTATCACCACCATAGGTATATATACTTTTCACTACACTTACACCATACCCATTATCAAAATCTATACGGGCGAGGACACCACCAGTGTGGTATGGATGTGGTTCAAATGCTAAATCTCTAAACCCTTTCATATTATATTATTTATTTGAATTATTTTACCAAGATGAAGTGTAGTAGAAATCACCCAAAAAATATGCTCTACCATTTTTATCAAAAGACTGTTCTTTTAATAAAGCCTCAATCATTTCAATTGTTTTTTGAATATTTTGAAAGTAGTACTCATCATAATTGGTATCACCAAAAAAGAATCCACTTTGTGTGGGTAAAAGTAATTCAGCCTTTGCTGGATTTTCTTTAATCTCCTTACAAATGTTTAATAAATTCATAAGGTCACTTATTTCAACATAATATTCACCATAATTGTCTTCTCCTTGTTGAACATTATCTACAAACCATTTGTGGATTTGGTTTGCCTTTCTCCAATATCCAACTTCTTCCTGAATGAAGGAAATTCTTTCAGGTTTTATTTCATCTACCTCTTTACCATTTTTAGTAATCTGAATTTGGTAGTTTTCTTCACCCATGTTCTCCCAGCGTTTTACATAGGTTTTTTTGTACAAATACATGTCTAATCCCATAACTTTAAATTTTATTTAGTTTAACTATACAAATATACGACTTTTTTTTGAATTTTCCAAATTAGTTTTCCACAAATTTTCCTAAATCCTCCCAAAAGAAATCATTATACATTTCTCTCGTCTCCAAACTAACACCTTTACCAAACTTATCGTAATTCCAACCAAACATAAAATATGCTTGAATTTCATCATCAATTACCTTATTAGTATAACCCATATCTAAAAGGTTTTTCTTAAATTGTTCGTAATGTTCTTTTTTTAGAAGTTTAATGTTTTTCTTAGCCAATTTTCTATACTCTTTATTGGTATGATATAATCCATGACAAACTTCATGTTGAAAAGTATCTCCTTTCGTATTTTCAGAACCTATAATATACCCATTACAATCATCACCGTTCATTTCATAAATTTGATGGGTAATTTTTTCCATAACTTCATCATAAGGGGTGTACATATCATAGTTTTTATCATAACAATTATATGCAATTTCTAATGGTATATTAAAACCACTCCAATCAGAAGCGTAAGTAAATCCTTTACCATATTTCTTACTATACCATTTAATATAATCCCACATATTAAAAGGTTTTCCTTTAAATTTTGGGTTGGGTGATTCATAATATTCTTGTACCCTACAAAAGGTCATAGCCCTATCGTAATTGTTTTTAATTACTACTGAAAAAATATGTGGTTTAACTTCTTTAATTTTGTAATTTATCTCCATGTCTTTCTTTTAGATGTTTATCAACTAATTCCGCTGATTCATAATATCCACGTCTCCACAAATATAATTTTGCAAAAAGGTCAGCTTCAAATTCATCTTCCTCATTTCTATCACCCATTTTATGTTTCAAATTTATATGAGCTGCTTCATGAGCTTCAACCCATTTAAGTTCAGCTTCACTTAATCCAGCTTCTCCATCTATAAAAATACAACCAATTTTTGTATCAGTAAACCCATATCCATATAGTTCAAATTGGGATTTTAAAAACTCATATCGACTATCATCTTTACAAATGATACCAACCGCTATATCTTTATTTTGTCCATTTCCAAACTCACTAAAAAAAGTTTTACTTTTCATTTTTTACAGATTTTATATGTTTACATTCTTTTCCTCTACCCCAACCAAACGCAGGACAACTACAATTCCAACTACTTCCATTATTTACAACTTTATAAATTTTACCACTACTACCAACAACAGAATATGATTTTGACTTTATAAGTTCATTTTTAACAAAATTTGATTTAGGTCTTACCCACATTTTTTCCAATTCTTTCCAAGTATATTTTCTATTAACTTTAATCCAACCTAATTTTTTATCAGTAGTTACAATATAGAAATTACCATCGGTTACTGATTGAAATGATACTGGTGGTAGTAATGAATTTATTTTCATATTAATTATGTTTCATACCTTTACATACGCCATATCCTTGTCTTTGGGAAAGACGTATAATGTTTTCTGCTACTTCTTTGGGAACAATTTGAATAGTGTTACCGGTTTTGTGGTTGGTAATGGGTACACCACCTACTCTCTCTACCGAACTACAACTTACACAATTACGATAACCATATTTCACATATCTCAATTCTGGCATTTTACCACCACATTTAATACAATTAATCATTTTAAGTTTCATATATTAAGTTTTATTATATCATTGGAAAACCACTCACTGGATTATTTGTGGTTTAAGGCAATTTTGGAGCCCATCCCTTTGAATGATTACTGAAAGTTATTCTACCATAGCCTGGCTTATGTGGAAAAGGCGTTGTTGGTTGTCCGATACTATCCCAACTACTTTCCCACTTATTATCAGAAAGGAGGATACCATCTATCATTAATATAAAAGGTTCACCATTTGTCTTTTCTCCTACTTCTCCTATGTTTTTTCTATCTACTTTCCAAAAGATGTTTTTACGATTTGGTTTATCTACTTCAATGAAAAGTACAGAACTTGATTTTACCTTACAAACTTTAATAGTTTTAGAACCCATCTTACCGTTCTTTGAAACTCTTACTTCAACCATCTGTCCAACTAAATTTTCCATATTAAGGGGAGTTTTATGTTTTATTTTAATCTTATTTACATAGTAAATATACGACTTTTTTTCCAATTAAACAAGTCTTTTTGATGTTTTTTAGACAAAAAAATAACCCATTAAAAATCAATGGGTTATAAAGTGTTGAAAATCAATAGATTAAAATTGTATTATTTCGAATACTCTTGTAGATATTTTCTTTGTACCTTCTGAATTAGTTACAATTATACAATTTTTATAATCATCCCAATTTATAACAAAGTTTTTATCTAAAATACCATTATTAAGTTCTTTTACCAATTCATTTAATGCATTAATTGTATATAAAGTATTGTACTGTTTTTTTCTATGTACTAAAATGGTATCTTTTAGTGGTTTTGTTTTATATGTAGTATCTACATTATAGGTAATAAATAATTCTTCTAAATTGGATTTACTTTGTAACACATATATATAATTATAAATCAGTTTGTAGCTATTTTTTATTTCCTCAATTGTAATTTTATAGTTTTCTTTAGTTGAAAAAGTGCACAACAATTGTGTTTCCATTCATCTCTCCTTAATTCTTTATCAATAAATATAAATTTTTAAATTGAAACTTTAATTATTGAAAGACCTTGTCTTTAAGGCATTTTTGTAAATCTTTACCGAAATTTCCTAAAAGTGAATTATTTCCAACCCCTTTGGTACGATATTGTTCTTTACCGATTTGAGAGGTACCTGTTTCTGATTGGAATACTAATGATTCATCATCATTATTTATTTTTAATGTTTTACGAAGATGTTCCATTAATCCCTCTTTTTCTTCTTTTGTAGAAAGGTCACCTTTGTAACCTGAAAGAGATGCTAAACAACTTCTTATATGTTGTGAATTAACTGTGAATCCTTCAATATTCATATCTCC